TGAAGCTACTGAATAACATAAACTTTTTGTTATTGAAAAAGTCTCCAACAACAACTTCTGCATTTTCAGCAATCACGATTTTTATATTTGAGTAAAGGGGTAATATTTGCCCCCAAAAACTAGCAAGTGCGCTGTCAGAGCTATAACTGTTAAGTAAAAATCTTCCACCTTCAATTCGAAGTGTCCCACCACCAATAGTTTTTAGGTGGTTTAATGCGCTTTCGAAGTGTGGTCTATCGTCAGTTATGCCATCACCTTTAGCACCAAAAGTTTTTACGTTAATCGCAATTTCTGCCAATTGCGAACTAACTTCTTGATGTTCTGCATCTAGTCTCTCTTTCAATGTATCGTATGTAATTGTGTTATCTGCATTCACTCTCGCTTGCGCTGCTTCTACTGAACTATCACCATCAATAACGATTTGATTTAATTGCTCTTGTGTGGATTGTGAATTAGCCAGTGCTTGATTAGATACAGCTATAGAGCTATTCGCCGTGTCCATGGCATTATCCGCTGTAGTAAAGGCTTGCTCTGCCTGTTCTATTGCTACATTTATCTTAGGGTATCCTTGAGCTAATGTATCTGTTGGTTTTATTAATTCTGCCATATAATCACCCTTTCTAGGTATATTTATCTCGTAGTTTTATTCGTACTGATATATTAATTCCGCTTCCGGATATGTCGATTTGGTTATTACCAGTCAACAAAATGAAGTCTCTCAAATTTGTTATAAATGTATTTACTCCGTTTTTCTTTACGGAATATTCCTCGCAATCAATAACCCATGTTGTATTGGTAAAGCTAGGCAATGTTATGTTGTATCCATTTGCCGATATGCTTAAACTAGTTGCGCTTCCATTAATCTCAATCACAGGCTTATTAGCCAGCCCATCTGTATAGACGTTCAAAGTTGTTGGGGCAGTAATTGCCTTTAGTCCGTCAGACCCTGAATGACCTAGTTTGTAATGAGATTGAAACGTAATAACCTCACTTCCCCATGTTATTTCATCTGCATATACAGCACTGTAAGCGTATGGGTCGTATGCAGTAAGGATTAGGGTGAATTTCCCCATCCTCGCCACCCTGTCCGGATCTATCGGGGCGCTTAGCATAACAAGATAATATTTATCCGGTTCGTAATCATACATAAGCTTTATCTCTCGCGGCATTCCATAATCATCTACTAGAAACCTTGCAAATTCTCTTAGTTTCGCCTGTAAGAAATTACTGTTTTTGTCTATCGCAACAATATTAAACGTCAATGTTTTCTCGTTTATTTCTGTGCCAAAGTTATATAAGCCATCTTTCCCTGGCACAGACAATGTTTTATTACTAAAATTCGGTGTCATTGGGTTGGTTTGTTTTTCACCTATTAAACCGAAATGGCTTAGTTTGTATCCATCTAGTGTTATTATAAAACCACCCCAATTCTTCTTGCTCCCATGCGATTTAGGGAATCCAACTCTGAACTCATATCTTGTGCTGTAAATCTTGCAAATTCTCGCCCGCTAATATTTAATATAATAGGGCGATTGGCAATAGATAAAAGCACATCCATGATGTCTGTACTTCCTTCCATGCCGACATTACCGTAATTAGCATTACCGGTGTAGCTTCCGGCAACTTCAAAGTCTGTAGGAACGCTTCCTATCATGTCTTTTGTAATTTTGTTCATGTTGTCGGTAAATCCTTCTCCTAGTCCTAATGCAAGATTCTTACCGATTTCATCTTCGAACAATTTTGAAGGAGAATGGATGCCAAAGAAGCTTTTTATACCATCTAAAACAGTGCTACCAAATCCCTTGATTTTGTCGAGCAACCATCCAGTAGCATCTTTAATACCGTTCCATAACCCTTTTACGAGATTGAGCCCTACTTCTGCGATCTTAGGTATGCTCTGAGAAAAAGCTTTTACAAGCGATGTTATAATTTGGGGCACTGCTTTTACGATTTCTACTATTATTTTTGGTAAATTTTCAACCAGAGCTATAAACAACTGTACTCCCGCATCGATTATCTTGTCTATGTTTCCTATTAGTGCATCTGCCACGCTAGTTACGATTTTTGGCATTGCATCGGTTAAGGTTGTTATGATTAGGGGTAATTCCTGTATAAGAGAAGTCAACAGCTTAATCCCCGCATCGATTATTAAAGGAATTGCATCTATTATGGCAGTTACAATGTTGTCAATAATTTCAGGCAATACCTCGACTATTTTATTTATGATTTCTGGAAGTGCTGCCACTAGAGAGGTCAAAAGCTGAATTCCGGCATCGATGATCATCGGGATTGATGTGATAAAAAAATCAATGATGCTTGAGATTATATCCGGTAGTCTTTCAATTAGCTGTGGTATTGCTGTTATAAGCCCCTCTGCTAGCCCTAGCATTAGTTGCAGTGCAGCATCCAATAGTAATGGTAGGTTGCTTATTAATCCCTCGACAATCGTTATTATTGCATTAACTGCAGCCGGTATTAGCTCTGGCAATGCCTGTCCTATTCCGTCAACGAGCGTGGTTATTAATTGTGTTGCTGTGCTTGCTAGCATTGGCAAATTCTCAATTAGCGCACTTATTAACGCTGTTATTATGTCTGGTAAGCCCTTTAGTATGTTGCCTACCATTGGCAGTAAGTTATTAAATAAAAAGGTTGTTACTGTCTCTGTCAGGGCTTGTAGTGATGGCTTTATATCTTCACCCAGTGCTAGGTTACCTAGAACATTTTTAAATGCACCTTTCATGGATGCTAAAGAACCGCCTAATGTTTCCGCTGATTCCTTAGCTGTTGTGCCTGTTATGTCTAGTTCTTCTTGGACTGCATGGATTGCATCATATACATCGGCAAGGTTATTAATATCATACTTAACCCCTGTTAATTTTTCTGCGTCACCAAGGAGCCTTTCCATTTCGGATTTAGTCCCTCCGTAGCCCAACTTAAGATTATCTAGCATGGTGTAATTCTGTTTTGCAAATCCTTGATATGCTGTTTGTATGGATCCCATGTCTGTACCCATCTTATTAGCGTTATCAGACATATCCACCATCGCTATATGTGCTTTTTCTGCTGCTTTTTCGGTATCTCCGCCCAGGGACTGCAGGAGTGATGCACTAAAAGATGTAACACTTTCCATGTAGTCATTGGCAGACACTCCGGCTGTCTTGTAGGCTTCACTTGCATACTGCTTAACCTTGTCTGCATTGTCTTTAAATAGTGTTTCAACTCCGCCTAATGATTGCTGGAGATCTCCACCTTCGGAAAGTGACGCTCCTATGGCCTTGCCTATTCCGGCAGCTACAATAACTCCTTTTATAGCACCTGCAATCTTACTTCCTACACTTTTACCTGCAGATGTGGCTTCTCCGCCTAACACTTTTTCTATAGAACCTTTTATCCCTTTAGCCGATGGCATAATCTGTACATAGGCTTGACCTAATTCAGTAGCCAAATCACTCACCTCCTGCCATGCCTGAAATTATTTCATTTCTTGTTCTTTCAAAGTCCTCACCGGATTTAAATACGACTACATCTGTTTCTTTTGGTTTTTTATTTATTAATGCATCAACCAACATTGTCGGTCTATTAATTCCCTTTCGCCCATCTTCTGACCGCATCCAAGCCAACACACTTAATCTGTCTGCAATTCCAGCCAAAATTAAGGTGTCTATTGGTGTTTTTTGGTCATTAAGCTTCATTTTTATCCTCGAGTTCTCTCTTAGCCCAACAGCAAAAACAGCCACACGCAGAGGCGGTAGCTGTTTGTAGTCGTATATGTGATATGTCTCTGCAAGGTCGCAAATTAAAGCTTCCTCGTCTCTTGCAATCATCCCAGCGAGGACTAGGAGTTTTTTGTTTCTTTTTGGCTTTGGAATATGTCCATTATTTCGTTGGTCAACTTCTCTGTTGAGACTAATCCCTCTTCGTCTCTTAGGTGTTCCTTAAGCTTACTTGCCTGTTCTTTACCAAGAAGTAGGTTGACAGTTGCAGGTAATAATAGCGGATTTTCGTCAACCTCATTCAGGGCTTCAATAAGTTCATAGTTTTCAAGCCTTGCCTTTGATATTTCATACTCAAAGCCCGATTTAGTTTTTCCTTTAATCATAAATCATTACCTCCTCTTATGGTAAAGGCGTTGGCTTCTGAATATACTCATAGTGAGTATTTTCGTCAGTATCTGGCATCGCTTCTAGTGTTGTTTCATAGCCTACTGCATCGGCATCTGCATAACTGATCTCGCCAATCTCGGAAACTTTTCCATTTGGAATTACAATCCTTTTTAGTACTCCGGCTTTCAGCACCATGTCGATAACTAGACAATGTTCCTCTAGCTCCTTACTGTTTGCCTTGATTTTAATTCCTGTATCTAGGGTTCCGGTTACGTTTTCTTGACCGTATACCTCTTTTAACACATCGATATTTGTCGCTTCTATCAGTGTATATGTAAAGGTATCGGCTTTATCGGTTTGAACAACGGATACTGTGTCGCCTCCCCACGCTTTTATTTTTTCGGACTCTGGGGAGTTTGCGTTGGTCAAGCCGTCCTCTGAAATATATCCCAAGCTTTTAAATGCTACATCTAGCGCAGTAGTTGCATCTACCGGCAATGTTGTGCCTAAAGGAGCCGAATATATCGCTCCGCCTACCTTGGGTTTTGCGGTTGAGACGTTTGCTACATTACTCATTTTTCTACCTCCTAATAATATTTAATATCGAATACTGCTTGATATCGGTATTCTTTGGTTGTTGTATCTGTAAAATTATAATCACTGTTGAGGCTTACCCCTCTGATTTCATCGAGTTCAACCAAGCTCTTCACTGCCTCTTTTACTTTTTTGTTTAACACTATCGCTTCGTAAAGGCTCTTGCCGTAACTTTGGAATGCGAATGTGGCTGACGGTAGATGATTGGTTTCCCTGCCACCCGTCTTTTCAAATACGACATAGTTGCCAAGGCTCGTGCTGGGCTTTTCAGTAAACACCGGTTCATCAAGTTTTAAATCAAGATGGTTTTTAATTATTATCTCAATCATCAATTCACCGCCTTTAATAACGTGTTATTCTTTAGGTTGTCTGATTTCGCCTGATATGTAGTCGCGCTTACCATTGCATTTGCCCTATTTTTACCTACGTGCATATCTTGCTCGTAACCATTACCGCATCTATCTCTTATATTTGTTGCATACCCTTTTAAAACCTCTTGTATTTCTTCAGACTTCATCAATTCGGAGACACCTTTGTGGTTGAGTTTAAATTGCATCTTACTCATAACGTTCCACCATCACTTTTTTGTTCCAGTCAAGCGGTATCATTTCCTCTATACCTTCTAATTCAGCGCCAAACACTCGCCAACGTTTATTAAAAAACCTAACCTCTTGATTTTCCCAAGTGTTCGTATCCCCCTTAGGAATTGCTAGAGTGTATACGGCTTTCTTGCCAGTAAGTGTTAGTTGATTTACAATATCATCTGTAGAGGTAGGGCTTACAAGCACGTTATCAACATCTGTCTCTACATTTTCGTATATTGGTGTACCTAATGGGTCTTTGCCAGCTTCGATTTTATTTATAAGGGTAACTGTGATTCCTTTAATTCTAGCCATAAAAATCAATCACCCCATATCTTTGTTTGCGCAATCCTAATCTTGCAAGCTCCGATTTTTTAATAAACAATCCACCACCAGGGACTAAAAAAGAGCCTTGAAACGAATAACCTAATGCGCTTTCGGACATTTGTGTCATTGGCTCTTGATCTGTAGAAGTCATTAAAGTTCTGGCTACTATATCTACAGTTACCGATTTAGCTACATTTGCAAATGGCAGATTTTCAGTCGGATTTTCTTCCGTCACTTCTACCATCGCATCTAAATCCTTGCCTACTTTTTTAGCTTCTACCCTTAATGAGTCAGAGACTACTTCAAGCAGTTTTTCGGCCCTGTTAATCTCTTCGTTGGTTAAAGGCCTCCATAGATCTGCTATATCTTGTACCGTTGCGAAAGGTTTCATTCAATCACTTCCCTTTTAACATAAGGTCGTATAGTTCTTGCTTATTTGCTCTTGGGTTATATTTAATCCCAAACGCATCAAGCTCTTGCTTGATTTCTTTTATCGTTATTCCGTCAAAGCCTTCTTTTTGTTCAGGCTCTTTTTTGGTTTCCTCAACCTTGTTAACTTCATCGGGTTGGGTTTCAACTTTAACTTCGTGAACTTCCTTTATTTCTTTGTCGGCCTCAACCCAGTCTCCACCTTTGATTATACAGGAGCTATCATAGATAGCTCCTGTTTTAGTATTTTTATATCTCATTTATACCTCCTACACGCCTGGTATTACCCTTGCGAAGCTGCTTCCGTCCATAATTCCCCAACCTAAGTAAGTTTCGGAACGTAGGTATACTTGGTTATAACCCTTAAGGTCTTTACCACTGTTGTCCGGATCACCATACTTGATAACCTCGAATGGAATTTGCTTTGCATATCCCCATTTGAACATTTCTGCAAAGTCGCCTAAGATTGCATGGTCTACAGAACCGGCTGATACCGTTGCGTTAATGTCAGCTTTTAATCCATTAAGAGAACCAGGGTTTGCTCCCCATGCTAACTCTGGGAACTGCTTAACTCCATTAACTTTCATTTGTGCTAATGCGGCAGAGAAAGTTGGTGACATGGCCATACCGCTAATAGTTCCGCCGGAACCTTGCACTAATGCAACCGCCGCTTCAATGTTTGCGTCCGGGTCTGCCTCGGTATAAGTTACAGTTTGAGACACTATGCTATCGAAATGATTGGTACCAATAACTGCAGATGCTAATCCCGTACGTGGATTAACTCCATGCATCGCCATAAGGTCTAAGCCTTTTGCAAGCTTCTTTGCATATCCATCATTGAAAGCCTTGATAATATTAATCTTCTCTTCCTCTGATGTGTAAAGGAATTCATCTGAAACTCGAGCACCATATTCTACCTTAATAGGAATAATGGTAATAGGATCAATTGATATTCCTCCGTGTGATTTTGCACCACTCTCGGCAACTACATCAATCTCTGAATCCATTGTAAATGTAAATTCCTTTTGACCATTGAATGGTATTGGATTTTGCTGGGATAGAGTAACTAATGAACTCTTGCCCTGCACTTTGTTAATTAAGTCTGATACTAACTCCGGATCAAAATAACTTCCTCTTTCTAATACTGCCATAATTTTATTCTCCTTCCAAATTTAAATTCTCTAATAGCGATTTGTAAGCACCGTCTTTGTCATCAACAGTTGGTTCTACATCTTTTAATGGTGCTATAGGCTCTTTATGTCCTACTAATTCTGCCAACTTTTTAGCATCTGCTGTAATGCTTTCTTCGTCTTCGCCAACAAGTCTACCTGCTAAATCAAAAGGTATTCCATACTGTAATGCAATTCTCGTTTTCATATTTGCTGTTTCATAGCCAGTAACTTTTGCATTTAAATCGGATATATCTTTGTCGTATTTTTCAGCCTTCTTATTAGATTCTGCTATAGCTTTTTTCAACGTGCCTGCTTCTGTTTCTAACGTTTGGTTTCTGGTTTTAACTTCTTCATAGTCTGCATACTTTTTTTCTATAGACTCTCTCTCTCTTTTAAGTCTTTCCTGTATTGCTTTGTCAAAATCCTCCTGTGTTGTTATTGCTTTAAATTCTTCACCCATTTTGTATCTTCCTTTCTCCCACTTTCCCGGTGGTATCGGTAATTTATTGTATTAAAAAAGCGACCCAAGTCGCCTAATACCTTATTTTTTGTTTCTTCTTTGGCTTAAATTCACTGCAAGCCCAATGTGCTAATAAAGCACTGTCCATAAGACTAATGTCCATATCTTCAAATTGCGATTTATACCCAAATCCACCATTGGAGCCTATATTTCTTTTGTCGCAGTTGGTAACTACTTGTGTTAGAGATGGTTGGTCGTTATGACAGATAGATTGTTGATAGATGCCTTGCTCCCATAGGGAATTTGCGTTAATAATTTCTTTAACTGTTGGTAGCGTTGGCTCTTTTAGTCCAAAATCTTTCATTTCTTTTGCTAACAAGTTCTGCCCACTCGCACCATCTACAGCCACACTTGCTACATCTGCATTTTTTAAAAACCTCACAATCCAATTGTTACCGTTTCTAACCGATTGGCAGTCTATGGCTTCCACAAATATTTTGCCCGATAAAGTCCTAACTGCAATAGACATTGAAACATTAGCTCCATCATTGCCATATTTTATACCAGCATATAAAGGTCCTTTTAAGACCGGCATGGCGTTGACTTTTAATTCTCTCCATTCGTTTTCACTAATTGCGGACTTTTGATTATATTTAATCCACAATCCCAAACGCTGTATCATAAAGTCGTTTGTATCTTCGCCAATTTCATCCTGTATTGAACGTTCTGTGAAAATTGTGCCTAGCGAAGGGTTGCATAGATACCAAAGCTCTTTATCTCTAATGTCTTTTACTTCATCTTCAATTCCCCACTCTGCCCATCCTGCATTTTCAACTTTACCACCCAAGGTATTGTTTCTGAAATCTACAAATACTGTTCCTGCGCTTAGCGGTGTAGGTGGCGTTCCGCAGAATATTGTTTGAGGGTTTTGACTATCGGTTACAACGTATTTTAAAGCCGACTCTTGGTCTGTAGTGTATTCTTGTGCCTCGTCTATGACTAATAAGTCAAAGCCTTCACCTAGCCCGCCGGTGGAAGTTCGTGTTCTAAATTCAACTCTACCACCCGTATCGGGAATATCGATTCTTTCTCTACCGGTTGCTTTTAGTGATTCGTATCCAATGCCTGACTTATCTAGTAACCTGCATAATCTTTCCCATGCGGTATGCGACGTGGTTGTTCTGTGTGCAGTGTGAAGTATCTGTTCTCCGTCTTGTAAGCCTTGCATTTCCCTAATGGCTATAACCTCATTTTTACCATTTCTACGAGGGAGACTGTATCCGAATTTAGTATGTACCCATAAACCATCATCATTAACTGCGTATATATGTTTTGTTAGACCAACTTGCCATGGTTGAGCTGTTCTCTTTGACTTTTCGTAAGTGTCTATCGCTTTTTGATATAGACTTTTTTTATATGGTAAAATTACCGATTGAGTAGGATTTTGATTACCAATTCTTTTTTCAGTCATCCTTATCCCCTTTCAATCGTCCTGTATGATTACCCTGTCACTGGGAGATGCATGGATCACCTCCT